GGAACATTCGGCAATGGGCAAGGCCAAGTTCGCTCATTTTCTTGGCAAACTGGTATTGTCGGTAAAAGCATACCCCTGGATTGATAGTAGAAATAAATAGGACGTTAAACTTTTTTAAGGACACAGACTATCTCCTTACCGTTTTCATTCAATACAGTTCCTTCCCATATATGTTTTAACCCTGTCAGCCTCCCTTTCACGGTAAAATAAGAAAACGTCCGAGGTACAAAGAACCTTTTATGCGTAGGGTCTGCTATGGCTAATTCATGGGGAAACATTGGTACATGAACCTGCATAGTTCCATTTCGCTTCAACACCCGCCAGCATTCATCCATAACAGACACAATATCGTCAACGTGTTCAAGCACATGGACTGCCTTGATGGAATCAAAGGATTCGTCTTTAAACGGAAGCTGTTCACAGTTACCGCAAACATCAGGCTCCGCTTTAATGTTCATATCAAAATCAATATCCCCAAATTTACGGTTATTAAAACCGCAACCGATGTTTAAAACCATCAATAGTACACTATGAAATAGTTAACATCGTAAGAGTCGCCAAGCCGGTTTTTAATTTGAAGCGGATTCTGTGCTGCTGCCGTTCCATCAATTCCCTTAAAAGGGTCATATCCAAGTTCATTCATTTTAATCCTCCCGCTTGTCAAACAAAGATTTTAACGCTTTATCAACACTGATGTTATCGTTATGTGTAATAAGGCACACCTGATTTGAGTCCGAAAGATAGAACGCTGCTATAATCTTGGCGTGTTCTTCGTTTATATCATCCAAGGCTTCTTCCATTTCAGGCATATCAAACAAGTAATGGTCGTATGGCATTTGTCACCTCTAACTTAAAATACCGCATCATAATAGCCGTAGGACTGTATAGCCCTGTTCGTCCACGCAGTCGCATAACTACCAGCACCTTTGACATATCGCATCGTCCCGCTTGCTTTATTTAATTCTGTTATGTACCACAAACCATCAGGGTCTATGTATCCGAAATACATAGGGTCGCTGCTTGTGTCCATGTCTGAGAACCTGTACTTTTGCAGTTCAAGTATCTCTACCAGTTCCCATGTGGGATGACGCTGCCCTTCGTTTGAACGTGGTCGTGTACTCATTCTATATAGCTCGGTTCCAAGCCCTGAACCTTACGTCTGATGTTCATAACTCCAAAAGGAAGCCGTCTGCAATCAGCCAACACTTTTTTGACCGTCCAGAACTTCTTCCCCGCCTTTGTCCAGTCATCCAAGAATACATAGTCATCCGTCTTCTGGTCTTCTTCCCTATACGGCAATGCAAGAATATCCGCCTTTCGATATGCTGCTGAACTGTGCATCCACACAAATTGACCTGATTCAAAAATTTCCCGTGTCATGTGAGGAGGCATAAAGTTTCGTTTCGGATGTCCGTCCACATTGCATTCGTTGTATGCAGAGGTTAGACAATCAATGTGTTTTGCCTTCTGGAAGAACTTATAGGTGAACTCTGCCCTGTAGGGATAACTCAAGTCATCCTGATCTGATACACAGATTATCTCGGCATTAGCGAGCTTATTGCCATAATTACGGGCTTCACACACACCGCCATTCTGTTCTAACCGCTTATAGATAATGCGTGAGTCCTGCTTACAAAACCAGTCCATTAAATCAGGAGTGAAGTCGGGTGAATAGTCGTCAATTACGATAATCTCTATATCCTGTATTGACTGCCCCCTGATGGTATTCAATGTTTCTGCAAGATAGGAATCTCCGTCATAGACAGGGATGACAAACGATACTTTAGGCATGTTTTCTCTCTCCTTTTACTAAAGCAGGTACACCCATACACATTTCTCCATCTGGAACATCTTTAGTAACAACTGCACCAGCTGCTACAAAGGCATGTTCACCTATTGTTACGCCACAAATAATAGTAGCATTTGCACCAATAGAGGCTCCTTTCTTTACCAAGGTTGGCTTCCAATTCTCTTTGCCACTTGGAGGGTATAAATCATTCGTGAAACAAACATGAGGGGCGATAAAGCAATCCTCTTGCACCGTCACTCCCTCCGGTATGAAACACCCTTTTCCGACCCTTGTTCTGTCACCTATCTTTACATTCGGTCCTATCTCTGCAAATGCCCCTACGGACACCCCTTCACCAAGAATAGCCGAATCATATACATTTGACGGTTCCCATATTGTCACGCCTTTACGCATACCTTAGTATTTCCTCCAATATCTTATTTGGATGCTGTTCGTTTAATATCTTGGTGTTCTGAATGACACAGTGACCGTTTATACGTTTACCAGGAGGCGTAAGTATAGGTCGCATAAGCCACGGGGCTACGTTCTCATTATAGTTATTATCCCAATCGATAACATCGTCATAAGGAAAGCCGTAAGTATCACAGATGTCTTTCTGATACTGAGCAAAGGCTATACTCATTCCATACTTGGCAAGACACATGAGTTTTAATGCTTCCGTTTCCTCTGATGTGGCTACCGTCATGCACATTATTCCTGCCCGTTGTAGATAGTTTCTTGCCTCATCTGCCAGTTCTCCACCTATCCATTTCTTGTATGCTTTCAAATCCTCTTTCATCCTGTTATGCTTCCCAAGAATAGGACTATGGACAGCATTCTTTATTTTGCTTGTAGTCCCAATAGGTACAGTAGAGTGGATGATGGTCAATGGTTGATTGAATAAGTCCTGATAATCCTGCACTATACTGACAAACTTGTCACTGTACGGGATACAGACATTGATAATGTCATAATTAATCGGTATAGGGTTCTTACAGTCCTTGAGGTCGATACCGTCTACTGCGTAGTATTCGCTCAATATCTCAAACAATGGCCTTCCTGTTTCCCCTAATCCTATGACCGCGCTTTTCAATTCCACACCCCCTTTGCTTGTGTATTGATGTCTTCTAACCTTGCATATCGCTTAATCTCCTTTTCCGCTATCTTCTGCAGTTTCCGTTTAAAGTTCTCAGGGTTCACCCGAACCTTGTAGAAGTCAATATCTGCCTTGTCCATCTTCGGTTTTTCCCTCTGTATCTTCCGTATGGTATGGACAAGCATCTTTCTAAGTTCAGGGACATTAGTAAATCCCTGTATCCAGTAAGCTCCTGCATATTGCTGATTCGAGATGACCTGATTGCCACGGCACAGCGAATGGGTCACATTCGTCACCCTGTCGTCAAAGTGGACTGTTATCTCGCAGGATAAATCATTTACCCGTATCTCCTGATCGGGCATAGCTTTCTTGAGTTGGTCTGCTAAGTCATAGTCTGACACCGATATGGCAACCATCTTGTCGGTGCTTTCGTCTATCCTAACAGGCAGGAATGTTTCTTCCGGCTCAAGGTGAAGCCAACGTAACACTTCTGCGTCCCTTCGTGTCGTTACCCAATGGGTATTTATCCTCTTTAGCACCATGTCGATGTAGTACATGGCGGTATTCAGGTTCCATGAAGACATGAGAGAGTTGATGTCATATCCTGTCCAATGGATAATCTTATGCCCGTAGTGCTGGAAGAATACCCCTGTTGAACGCTGTATGCCTTCCTCATCACACATGAACCCGTAACAGTAGATAAGACGGTAGTTGTGAGGCTTCACCCCAGGATACAGCCTGAAGTCGCTATCTGTCAATTTTGCTATTTCAAGGGCAAGAGGAGAATCAAGTAAAGAGGTAACGCATATCGGCCTCTGAGGTATCCTATGTTTGTCCTGAACAGCTTTTCTCCTATCTATCCAATAGTTGCTTGAGTCCATAGAAAGACCGCCCTGCTTGGGCATTTCTGCATAATACAGGGGTTCTTTGATATAGAAGGCATCGGTATCTTTTGTGACGGACAACGCCCAATCCCAATCTATCAGGGACTTCAAATCCGTACTCCACCGCTTCCAGTATTTCCGCTTTACAGGGTTAGCACCGTCTATGAAGTTCTCACACTCAAGGTGATACCTGTCATACGGGTTGGAGTGGTAGATATTGGCAGGGTTTGGGTCTACCATCTTGTAGCCCGAATAGACCATGCCGTGTTTCGGGTTCTCGTCAAACGCTTCCATCCAGTTTCGCAAGGCTCCTGGCATGATATATAAATCAGAGGATAGGTGTGATATGACATCCCCTGTCGATACCGCAAAACCCTCGTTGTTTGCGTTACCCAAGTTGCCCTGTTCAAGCGAAAGGATACCCACCTTATCCCCGTACTTCTCTTGAACGGACTTGATGAGTTCATCCTTCGTTTCCCATTGTCCGTTAGGAACAAAGATAATCTCCCTGTTCTCGTAATCCTGGTCGAGAATAGACTCAATATTCCTGAATATAAACTCATCACATTTATATCCAGGCACGATGAAACTGACTTTTACGTCATCCCTCATTAATTCCCCCTTACTCGCTTTAAATATCCCTTCACGTTAACCAAATTTCAATTCTCCCTCTGCGCCACGGCATCGTTGACACGCTCCAGGGTCATCCATGACAGGTTCATATCCGTAGGAGTATGCCTGTCCACATTCAGGGCATTTAGCGATCTGGATACCGCTTGCCCATTCAGAGATGTCTCTGTCCCTTGCTTTTTTAATATCGAACCATTCTTTTAGTGTTATATCTTGTACGCCCATAGTGTTTTAAGAAGGGGTGAGTTGCCCCACCCCTTAGTTTAACTACTTACCAACCGTAGAAGGTCTGCCGTTGACCACCCACAGGCAAGCACTATTGTTCAGCACTTTTGCCGTGTAGATGATTCTATAACCGACAGTTGAAATTAAGCTCAACGGGTCTGAAGTCGTATTCGGGCCAGGTGTCTTGATGAAGGTACGGATGCCTCCATCGAAATCCGTTACACCGTATGCGCCCTGTCCGAAGAAGAAGTTGAAGTATAGTCTGCCGTTACCGTAGGCTGACAATGCAGCCCTTTTACCATTGGCAGTACCGCCGAACAAACCAGAAGTGGAGAACAAGGGGGCTTCAGTCGAGGAATAAATTTTGAATCCCTCAATCACACCCTCAAACCCACGTTCAGGCTGACCCTGACGACCTGTACCTTTTTCAAACGATGCCATTCCAGACTCTACATACTTCGTGTAGTCACGGAATGCAGACGTACCCCTTAACTGGTTCACCATATCGGGATGCATGATACATTTGTAGTACCCGTCAGCAAACCGTTTTGCGTGGCGAACCTTCAATTTCAGGGCGATTGTCCTGAAAATATCAGGTGTCCATGCAGTACCGCTAGCACCGCCAGCGAGTGCGGAGATGGCATGGCTTCTGGTTGATAGATCATTGATAGACCATGCGGGAGCCTGCAAGGAGGTTGAGGAAAGAGTCTTAAAGTATGCACCAGCAGAGAGGCATCCAGGTCTGTCACCAAGATAGCCCGAACCTGCCGAACACTGGAACTGTGCAGATGCGCTCGCCCGTTTCCAGAGCAAAAGTCTGGAGGTCATAAAATCAAGGCTGAGTGCGGAAGCATCAGCAAACAAGTCTATTGCGCCCTGCACTACGCTGTTGATAGAAACCATGTCAACATACGTTGTAATAACGGCATGGTCTCCTATCATGTAAAGTGATGCACTCACACGAACAGCAGAGATTCCTCTGCCCGCGCCGGCAGCAGACTCAGTAATAAGCCTGCCGTAAGATAGTGGAGTCCATCTGTGCCAGTAAACGCTCTGGCCTTCATTTTTCGGGAGTTCTTTCTTCTCGCCGAACTGATGAAACATAAGTTGTGGTTTCATCCTCTCAAGCATAGTCTTCTCGTAGTAAACGGGAATGAGATATGCCAATTTGTTACTTGCCGAAGTCAATGTAGCCATTGTAAATCTCTCCTATTAAAGACAGCTACCATCCAGCGTTCTTGGTAAATTTCAGACCAAGGGCTTGTGCCATCTGGTCGCTTGTCATGTTCTTGATGTCTTTCATAGAAGGCATTTCGGTAGGAGTAGAACCTTTTTTATTGCCAGACGGTATCTGCGCTTTCTGCTTCAACGTCTGTTTTTTTACTCCTTCGTCTATGCCCTTCTGTTTGGATTCAAGATACAGGTTGGCAAAGAAATCACGTTCAGCCATAGCAACCGATGTTTTATGATCGTATCCTTCATCTTTATATTCGTGGTATCCGTCCTTTATCGCCTCCCAATGGGGCAAGGACGCAGATATTTCACGTTCAAAAGTACGGTCAAATTTTCTCTGTTGCAGGCGTTCTTTTTCGGTAGTTTCAAGGATAGTCTTGGTAAACTGCATCAAAGTCCTTACTGGACTTTTCTGCAATTCTGCCACAAAGTCCTCGTCAATCTTAGAAAAATCTACTTCTCCAACTTGCCCCTTAGAGGTAAGTTCGGCTTCCTTTTCCTTGAGTTCACGAAGTTTTTCCTCGACACGATACCCTTTCTGAACATATTCCCTGATTTTCTCGGCAGGGATATCAATCTCTTTCCCCTTGTACTTGATCCTCAACGGAGTTTCGGTCTGTTCTTCGGTTTCTGAAGCCTCTTTCGTTTCTTCTTTCGCTTCTGTCTGCTCGGAAGTTTCCTGAGTTTCTTCACTTGCCGTTTCCTGACTCTCTTCCTCCACGGGTGCAAGGACTTCTTCCTGTACTTCTTCCTGCACACCACCTTCTACCAACTGACTCGTTTGCTCCTCGATTTCCTTCAGAATATCTGAAGATGTCATTGTAGAGCTATCTGCCATAAATCACCTCGTATTATTATGTATTTTCGGGAACAAGTTTGTTTAATTCTTGCGCCCACCTTTGCCGTTCTGTTTCTGCCGTAACAAGTTTGTTCTTAATAGCCTTCAACGTCTGCCTCTTGCTACGGACGCTTGCAAAGAAATATTCTCTTGCCTGCGGATCCATTTTGTAAATGTCTGCCTTATCTTCATTGTCCAGAGTTTCGTCTATCGCCACATCAAGCCATGATAGGAAGAATTTGCCGGAAGCAGAATTAGCAAGAATAGCCCAACTGCGCCATTCCTCCGCTATGTTCCGTACTTCACGGATTGATTCATCATCTGTCTTTATGACTTTCTTTCGTGGCATTAGCCCAACATACCCCCTATTTCACCCATCAGGGCAGGATTCGGGCTTCCTTCAGGCATACGCATTTCACGCTCACCCAACGCTGGCTGCTGACCTCCACCCTGCATACCGCCTGTCAGCATCATCATCAACTGCTGCATCTGCTGTTCTTCGGGGCTGGCGAATAACTGCTCGGTATCACGGATGCCAAAGTAGTCAAGGAGCCTTCCTAACCATTGGTCTGCCCGTGGTACGACAAACGGCAGAAATGCCTGATTGCCAAATACCAGCGTCATAGCCTCGATTAACTGCTTCCGTTCTATCTCTTTGGACATCTTGTACTGAGATACAGCCTTGAAGGTGAAATTTCCTTCGTAGTCTTCAGGCGTTGCCGTTATAGACTGACTTTCAGGCCAGTAGTAGAACCCGTTGGGGTCGGTCATAAACATTTTCTTGTACTTGACAATATCCCTGACCATATCCTCCACTGACATCATGGAAAGGAGAAGGTTGTATGTGTCTGCCCTTAATTCCCCTGCCTGTTTCATCCCGACATATTCTGTTGCGGTATCGCTTCCACCCGCTACAGATTGACCGCGCATTTGAGGAAAAGCATTGGAATAGTTCTGAATATCCATCTCTATACGAGATTTACGCTGTAATGCTGCCGTAAGAATGTTCCAATCCACCTTCATAGGAGTTACACCGTTCACATCGTCCGTGAACAGAATACCTCCTGACTTGGCTATAATGGTTGACTTCTTGACATCTGCCCCTCGGCTGACAATCCACTGAGGATTCAGCATAAGGTTGACAGCATCGTTAAACTGGTTCTCGTTCTCATTTATTTCATCGAAAAGCCCCTTGCCTTCCTCTAAAATGGACATACCGTAGAACTCGTCATCTAAAGGAATAGGGGTGATAGCCTTGAACGGCAGAGAACCGAGGAAATTTTCACCATCATTACGGATAATGTTGCCTTCACCTGTCATAACGATAAAATCACGGTACGACCAATAGCGGGTTACTTTGACCAACTCAGAATATTTGTCGTTTTCCCTGCTCGGTATGGTTTTAAATGAACGGACAGTCTGTTCTTCGTTGGTATAGATTTCCCCTTCATGGATACGGATTTTGTTTATGTTCTTATAATTGGGATTGTTGGCATATCCTTTTAATATCCATGCCGGAACGTAATCTATGGCGATAATAAAAGCATCGGGGTCATCCATTTCGGTGATTGTCGGGTTTACCCATGTGTTAAACCAGTTCCGCACCTTGAAAATAGGCATTTCTCTGCCATTTACCGTTCCCCAAGGGTCAATTTCCAACCAACCGCAAGGATATTTGAACGCCTGCTTGTAGAGCTTGTATGCAAGGATAGGCCACTTTTGCAGATACAGGCACATATTCGCATCTTTCTCGACAATCTTGGCTTTCTGACGGCTCGCATCGTCTTCTTCCACCACTCTGACATAGGGAAGCATGGAGGCAAGCATCTGAATACACTTACCGAGGTAGGATTCCACGATAATGTAAGGCCACGGAAGGCAAATATTTGACAAATATGGATGAGAAGTCTCGTCAATATAGGCGCGATACAACTTCTCGTTCTCTATCGCCTGTTCTGCGTACTGCTCTCTCCCCCTGTCTGCCACGTTCCATCGTTCCTGAACCATAGCAACTGCCTGTTTGTCGGTCATATACCTGCTCTCCCGTAGAGTCTTGAACTTCTGCTCGCCCGTGGATGTGTGTAAGCTGCATCTGCCTGTTCTTCCCACACGGCATCGAGAAATTTGAAATTTGAATTATAGGCGTAAACATGGTTGATGCAGGTATCGTTACCCTCAACCTCCAACTGATCGCGGAGGGTTCCTTCGAGGTTCCCCTTGACGTATCTCTTAGCCCCCCATGTATCGAACTGCTCTATGTGAAGCTGGCAGGAGGGGTCAACGTACCATTCCCGGTGCTTCATCTTGTCGCAGAGGAACGTATGGGCAGAATCGAAAGAAGGATTACCTATCTCAAAGTAGATACCGAACCCACGGAACATCTGTATGATGGACTTCGGGACGTTCCCGCCTTCCTGTATCTGCTCTACCTGTGCTATCTTGTCGATAATCCACTTCTTGACACGGACGGTAAACCCTGGCTTTGTAAGGGTTGCCCGTATCGCTTGAGCTACCGTACCGACTATGTGGTCTTCTATGACGTTCTCCGCCCATGTGTACCAGACATTGTTAGGGTTCACCTGAATATAAGAAACGACAATGGGCTTGACAGGATGCCAGTCAACGATGACGGCAGTAACATTACCATTCGATACTTCGTAAGGTTTCTTTACATGGATGTCATAGGAGAAGGGTTCAAACACCCTGCCCTTGAAGGAGATGTCTTTACCGAACCTACGCATGTAGAGTTCCTGCTCGTTCATGGAACCAAGGACTTTCTTTCTCTGTTCCTCTGGCATAAAGGGGTTCTCAAGGGAATCAAACTCACCGATGAAATAGGACGGGTCTTTCTTCTGCCGTCTTATCTCTCCTGTCCATGATCCATAATCAGAGGTCATGCCTAAGAGGAAGATGCCTTTCTTCTTGATGATACGGGGTCTGCCTTCATTCCAGAACGACTTGGGGGGTTCTTCGTCCCATGCTATACCGTCCACCCTTGCGCCTTTCAGTTTACGGGCTTCCTGGTCGTGTCCGAACCACTTCACGGAGGAATCACCGATAGTCATAATTTTTGCTTTTCTCTGAAAGTTGTAGGTGTCCTTAGGTGTCCATTCGGTAAACGTCTGGACCAAGGCGGTATCGTCCTCCGTCTTTACATTGGACTCTGACGGCAGGTCAGGAGAGACTACCCACCAACTAAGCGGAGGTTTGGGACGGATTGTTTTGTTGAGCTTCGCCCCTGCCGGAAGGTCGCTTTCTGACTTTCCACACATTTCAATAGCCCGTTTCCAGGTGAGCTTTTGCAGGGGATGTATCCCAAGGCACTCCATAATAACCCATGCGGTTTCCCATACTGACTTCCCGAACTGGTTCCCAGCAAAGGCGCAGTAGAATATGGCATTCAAGAACCTCCAAAATATCTCAGGGTTTTCCCAGGGGTACGTCATCTGCCGCTGTCGAAGGTGAGCATAAGGAAAAACAATTTCCTCATCCCCTATCATCAGCTTCCACGGACGGCCTTCCTTACCTATGGGTAAACCTGTCTTGTCATCCCACGGCAATTCAAGGGACTCGGCATAGAAATAGATACGGTTAGCTTCATTCTCTGCCTTAATCTGCTCGATTATCTCAGGCAGGTTATCTCGTATCTGTTGTGCTGTGTTATCCACTATTTACCTTTCGGTTTTGGTTTTCTTTTTCCGCAGGGCATCCCCTTCCTCCAACGTATGTAATTTCATGGCTCCGCATATGGTACACTTGATATACGCCCTACCGTCTTTAAAGGTGACAATCCATTCGTGCTTATGTTCCACGCTTTCTCCAATTAGGGTTACCACGTTTCTTGGCAACTTCGGGCAAGGGGGGAAGCATAGCATCTTTAGCGTTCTGTTCAGCTATTAGTATCTCTTTGTAATAGCCTGCCGGTTCTTCCACCTTTTTTCCTTCCTTCCTACTGCATTCCCTCAACTGATACGTCACTGTCAGCCCATCAAGAGAACACACCCTCGCCGTAA